AAAAAAAAATCCGAACTGCTTTGTTTAGCAATCCGGATTTAAATTAAAAAATATGATATGTATTCTTAAATCAACTCTTGTATCCGGATGTTACAGTGCGAATATAATTCAGCCACTGCTTACTAAACGAGACCATATGTTGATTAATTTTCTTCATCTTACTATAATATATATAAACTAATTTACTTTTACAACCTTTTTCTGAGAAATGTTAGTTGTGTTTGTAGGTCATGGTCCAATAATCAAACACCACTCTCATAACGGCTTTCACCCACGGCTTCATCTCGTGTTCGCCTTCTTTGAAATATTCTGCTGGAAGAGATGTGAATCGGCTTTCCTGGCCACGTGATGTTAGCACCCGGCCTGTAATACATAATCCTTCGTGTAAAACGGTTTCAAATGATATGTTTTCAAACAACACATCTTCTTCCTGCACATACAGTGGACTAGTAACTTTTACCAGTATGTTGTGTTGTTGCAAGTTGAAATCACAGCACTTCTTCAAGAATCTCCACTGCGTTTCCGTCCAATATTCCTTTTCCATTTCAAAACAAATAAAAAGAAGCAGCCAATGCGTTGACTTCATTAGCTGACGACTTACATGACTGCTTCTCGGTTATGAAAACTTTTATTCTATCAACTTCCAGCCTTTACTTTCACCATGCCAAGCTATAACCGTTGGCGACACACGATGTGGGTTTCTCATTGGTATATCTTTGTTTACAACATCTTTGAAATACGTTTTCATTTCTTCCAAACCTTTGAACTCATAAACATTACCAGCTGGGTCTATTACTTTTTTGATCGTTTTACAACGTTCAGATTGTGCTTTTCTATACTCCTTTGTTCGTCGGTATGAGTAATCTGTGTCTGAAAATGATTTCATCCATTTTTCTCTATCTCGAACCCAGGCTTCTTTCAATGAAGCTGAACGTTTTTTGTTCGCTTCTATTTTTTGAGATTCTGATAATGATGAAAATGTATCACCGCCATCTCCTCCCTGAGTCGCATTGTAACCTTTACGGTAACTATTATACTCAGCAATCAGTTCGATCTCTTTTTGATTTAGTTCAATACGTGAGTCACACTCAAATAAAATATGACGATCAAACATTTTCCATCCATATTTTCGTACTGCATCATAAAACTGCGTTTTCATATTATTACGTACGTGTTTTACGTGTTCAGTATGTCGACGCGTTTTATTTTTACACTCACTTTTACCAATATACCATTTTTGATTTATTTTGTTTTGGTAGCCATAAATATACATAAAACTCCTTTAGTATAAATATGGCTACCTTTGTAAAACAAATAGTGTAACTTAGAATGGATTCTCCATTGTCTCTTCTGTACCTGTATTGAAGATATCTTCTTCAGCGGTTGCCATGTGCTTCTGAATAATCTGTTTTAGGAACGTCCTTTCAGAATCAGCACCTCCTGACTGATCAAAGAATGGAAGAATGGCTACATCTGCTGCTTCTGCCAAAGTAAATCCATCTGCCAACAAATCACATACTCTGACTGTCATACGAGTGGATACCATAGTATTGAGCTTGCCTTCTTCTGATCTCCACTCTTTACGAGTCAAGTCTGCAATGTCTGCGACTGCTTCAATCAATCCAGCTTCAAGTTTTGGAAAACGCTTTGCCAACAAAGACGACTCACGCTCCTTGCTCAAAATGTCTACTTCAATAATCTCAAATCGATCCATCAATGCACGGTCTAATACTCTGGTTGAAGTATACTCCGTACCAATATTTGCTGTGGCAATAAAGGATACACCAGATGCTACATGAATGGTTGGAGCATTGATATCTTCATCTAATCTTAGATATCTTTGACCTTCATCCAATACTGTCATCAGGATGTTCCATGCTTCTGGATGCGCACGAGACAATTCATCAAGCAGAATCACTGCGTTCTCAGTCTGAATTGCTTTTACGAATGCTGACTGATCAAATGCTGTTTCGCCGTCTTTGAAGTGAGTGTTACCAATAAGAGTGGCTCTTGGATCTTGCGTTGCTCCCAAGTTAAAATAAAAGAATGGACGATCCGTTGCTGCTGGCAATGCTTTTGCAGCTTCTGTCTTACCACATCCTGCAGGACCAACCATCATGATATTCTTACCACGCAATGCTGACCTTACAAGATACTTCCATTTAAGATCCGTCATTTCGAGTGTCTCAGGACGAAGATCAGCTGAATTCTTAATAAGAGCTAATACTGGGTCTGCTTCTACATTTACTTCTTGTTTAGGAACATCTTCAACTGGATCTATTTCAACCTCTGATATTTCAATTCTTCGTGCTCTACCCGTTTCTTCATCAAATGCAAGAGCTTGACCATTTGCTTCAGCCTTTTCAATCATGATGTCTCGGAAGAGTGATGTAATTACTTCTCCTGTTGTTGCATCTGTTACGATGCCGTCTTTAACAATACCAAATTTCTTTTTCATAACCTTAAATTTAATTTCTAATTTCTATATTATAATATAAGAAATATACATTTAAGATCCAACCTTTCTAATAACTTTTTTTGGGTCTACATGAAGAAATTTAACGTACTCTTCTGACATATAAGCAAAGTAATCTGTTTGCATTATTTTCTTGTGTGCTGCATTCAAAACATCCGCACGTGCAATGTTAATCAAAAAGTACGGTGCCTGTTGCCTTACGCGACCAACTCGATCATTTGGGTTGAAGCAAATGCATTTGTATTCTTTCATGCCCATCTTCTTAAGGATGCGATTAACTTGTTTTTGATAGTACCCAGTTTCTTTAGCTGATAAAGATTCTCCAGCCGGCATTTTCTGAGCTACAAGTAAACTTTCATATGAAGATTTTGAAAATTCTTGTATGATGGCAAGTAAATTTTCTTGTTCTGGATCTAACTCTGCTAACATTAGTTTTCTACTATCTAATTCTGCTTTTACAAATGGGCATGGCGGAAGTCCTCCGTAATCGTCAGATGGTACTGACAAAACATTGCGAATGTAGGCGATCATTCGTTTTGCTGTTGTATAAGGACATTTCATATCCTATTATAGGAAATTTATTTTGATTATCAAATCATCTGATCCGCGATGTATGCGATGCCAAGCACCAGCTGGAATGTCGATGTAATGATTTGGCTCAATTGGTATAGGTAATTCATTATCATATTGAAAACTCCATCCTGTTCCTGACACGTGTTCTATCAAGCGATTTTCTCTATCACGATGCCAAAGAAGATCTTCTGCTTCTGTGTCGTGTGGAAACTTGCGAATAATGTATTCTTCTGTAACCTCTAAATTTTCGTACGGAACTCGTTCTTCTACCATATTACCAGAATCTGCCTGAAACGTTACGTCCGAAATCTTTATGTGCTCGACAAGCCCAATAACCAGCTTTAGTTCTGTCCTTTTTCATATGACATCTATGACGAGCTGCAAATGACTTTCTAGCTCCAGGGTCATTCCAATTTGCCTTCATTCCAGAATCACCATATGAAATCTTAATTACATTGCCTTTGTTATTGCGAACATATACTTGATACTTTTTACGACCGCCTTTGGTTGGCTTTCCTAGACTTACTTTTTTGCCTTGGTATTCTGCTTCATCGAGTGGAATTTCCATTGGGTGATCTAACGGAACACGTTTGCCTTCAAATGTAGCAAATCTACCTATATCAGTAGTTTCAAAAAGTTCTTTATCACGTCCTTCAAACCATGCATGGCCAGCATCAAACATTTCACGTGCTTCAACAATTAAATTGAAACTTGCTTCGCTTTGCACACGAAATATGTTTTCGGTGATACTAATTTTATTATCATAATGATATTGCATTGCTTCTGACATCAACGCTTTTGATTCTAATAAACTTTTCAATTTGATCATAATTTTACCTTTAGTCCCAATTTAGGTACATGTTTTCTCCATGTTGCAAGAATCTGTTCTTTGTCGTCTGGAGTGATATATGAATTACCATTTTCGTCTTTCATTGCAATGAAATGATCTAAATAGTCATTAACAATTTTAGAAAATGGTTGTCTTGATTTTTTTGCTTGCAGATACATTCCTTGTATCATAGCTGGTATTTCCATTGGAAGTAGGAAATATTCTCGAGCAGGTAATTCGCCTGTTTCGATTTGTTTTCTTCGTTCCTGATCACTCGGAAGATACTTTCCTGGCAACAAATTCCATCCAGTTTGTGTAATATGTTCTATTTCATGTCGGATTGTATCTCTTAGATCCATTGCAACTTTGCTGTATATGTTTGGAGCATCTGCTGGGTCTAATTCAAATCGTATTTCTATATATGGATCGGTAGTTGCATCAGCAGGATCATCGGTCTGATCATTGTATGCATCACCACCTTTTCTGTAATCATCAAGTCCTTCAATCCATTGTACCCGTAGTGCTATCTTGAACTCTAATGGTATTTGTTCATTTTCAACTTCATGAAAATAGATATGACTGAAATCATCACCATCTATTGTAGGTACTTGCTCTCCTTTACGGAAATATATTTTAGTTCCCGCAAATTTGCCGTTTTTTGTTTTAGTTGATTCAAAACTAGATTTGATTGCATTCAACATTTCTCTGCTCAATGCTGTTACTATTGAATCGTAACGACCTTCAATTATTAAACGTTTTAAAGATATCATACACATATAAATATTGAACAAAAAGAAAGAGGCCGAAGCCTCTCTCATCTTAACGATTTTTGTATATTACTACAATCTTTCTAGAATCATCGTCTATTACTTGTTTTAGCATTGCGCCTGATTCAGCATCACGATATACTGTAACATTTGACCCGTCTAAATTAGTTCCAGAAAATTTAACAGATCCTGTAGTTGAGCAACTTGTTACAAGTAAAAAGATTGTGGTAACTGCTAATAAAACTTTCATAGTTACCTCCTTATTTTAAATAAATATTAAGTAACTAACTTTTTCATTAATCTTTACTTAATCTAAGTCATTGTAATTCCAAAATCTCGGAGATTTTTGCTTGAATGGATTTCCTACCTGTTGATAATAACAATTTAGACAAAGCAACTGTAAATTTTCTAAACGATGATCTGTGTTATCTCCATTAATATGATCTAACAATACAGGCACTGTGTCATCTGTAATTCTATGTTCATTATATCCACAACTATTACATTCTTCTTCCATAATACCTAATGCTAACAATCTGTTACGAAGCTTCCATGCAGGATATTTTGGATATTTTCCTTGTAGAATTTCATCAATTTGATACGGCCCAGCTGATGCTCTAGGTGCTCGTTTAGATATTCCAACACCAGCAATATTAGTATGCGTATCATATAGAGTCTTTCCCGTCTCTGCATCTGTATACATTTTTGCATACTTTTTCCATGTAGTGAATGACACTTTCATGAAACGAGCTGCTTCAGCATTAGACTTTGTATTGTCTATTGCATAACGTACATCAGACTCTGACAGATTAAACGCAGAACGGCCTCTGCCATATACATACTTGTATTGTGACTTATCTGCACACATTAGAAAATAATATTCTCCTTTTGCAATGTTGAAACTGCTTCTCTAGTAGAAGTACATTGATTGAATAATTCTTGCAATCTACTCTTGTGCTTAGCTACACAGTCTCTGAATGTGATTGGGTACATACCAGATTTTTCTAATACTTCATTATACCAAGAAGAGTATGTGTATTTATAACGAAATATTTGTTCTGGCGTACGATTATCCCAATATTCAATTTGGTCTTTCAATGGCCACAATTCCATTGGAATATTTGGGTCTTTTCGTCTTAATGGTTTTATTTCTTGCTGAGCAGCTTTACGATCTGATCGTTGGATAAACTTATCCATGATATTGGTTGCTCTGTCTTTTGGCGATTCGCCTTGGTATCCTCGTTTTCCCATAACTTATAATTTGTATTTTTCTTTGATTAAAACTAAGTTTCTCCATGCATCTTCTGCTGCATATATATAACGTTTGAATTTTGCAATATCTTGAGTCTTTCGTGCAGCTGTTGCACGTCTCATATTGCGATGAAATGTTGCATGAAGCAACCCTATTCTAATATTTGCTATAACTTTAAACATCTTTATTCAAATCCTACATCTCTTGTATTTTTACAAAACATATGACTCAGAATACCATTACCGACCTGTATGCTTTACAAGTTCTAATTTCAACCCCTCTGCCTGCATCAACTCATATACTTCTTCTACTTCATCTTTCCACCCAACATACACACAACATTGTCCATTAGTATGAACTATGTTTGCACATTGACCTGCCTGATAATAGTTATGATTACAAATTTCCATTAAGCAAGTAATTACGTGTTGAAATGAATTCTCGTCATCATTTTTTAAAACCAATTGATACTTAGATCGTCTTTTTGAGCTCATATAACTTTTTGCATTCTTCGTACATTTCTTGTTTTTCTAAATATTCTAATCCTTCATCAATAAACTTAAGTTTATCAAGTTCTGACCATGATGTGGGCCATTGCCAAACCTCTGTATTGCTAAACACAACTTTGAGAAATTTATCTAAATGATTTACATACATTCCAAACCCCGTTATCATACTGTATTATACTAAATTATGTAGGAAGATCCAAATTATTTTTTGGTTTTGAAATTTGCCATGGACTGCAGATTTGCTGTATTGATATATCTATTAGGAAACCCTTCTTGTGCAAATAATTCTGCAGTCTCTGTACGTCTAGATTCGTGTCCCCAATTCCCAGTTTTAAGACGAGTATATGCATCTTCATAATCGCCTGCTTCAATTGACTCAAACACTGCGCCATTCACTGCAGCTGAACAACCAACATTATATACAAAGTCAATTAATGCTCTAAACATATTCAATGTTATTTTTCTTTGATGCACATCAAACTCATTAGATCTGCTTTGCCAACGACGTATACAATCAGCAGCATCATTGATGCCTGTTACTGAAAGTCTTTTACCTTCTACTTCTGTTATTTTATTTCCTGGGTATGCATACTCTGGGTCTGTACTTCCATAGCCAATTGTTAAACGTCCCTTAGGTGCACCTTTTGATTTGTCATATGGCTTTGGAGGATATCCTGCCTTATCATCATAAGTAAATGGTACGAACTTTTCATGACTACGAATATAATCAAATATCATTTGTCCTGCAGATACATTTGATTCATTAAAATCAATGAGTTCGGCATTAAAATTTGTTTTAGGAGCCTCTAGTAATATGTCTTTGAGCTTAATCATTTCTTTTGTTTGCTGATCTCAATAGCTGCCAATTGTTTTAAAGCTGCTTTCTTTGTAGGATGCGTACCTAAACGTTTTCCTCCCGCACTTGGATATACAGCCCAACCATCTTCTACTTTGCGAATCTTTTCATCTAAGTCTTGTTGAATAGAAGCAATCAATTCTTTTTTACGAAACAGGCCGTCATCTGCTAATCCATCTTGACCATCCATGTAGTTATGAACCGATTGCAAATAGTCTGCTGCTTTAGTCAGTTTGGCTTGCACCCATGCCGGCAATTCAGCTTTTTCATCAATCATACCACGAAGCATTTTTGATGTGTCAATGCAACGCTCAAGCTGTGTACGTGCCATTTTGCCTTCATGATCATAATCAGTAGTATAAGAATGAGTCAAACCCATTCCTTTAGTGTCATCATGATCAACTGGTTTGAATGCCATTGCATATGGATTGTCATATACTTTGCCTGGAACTACTTGGTATCCATCGCCTTCTGGCATAAGATCTTTAAGTCCCACTTTCATCTTCATTAGTTTAGATGAAGGAAGTTCTCCTATTCCAAATCCTTCTTGTAATTTTTTCTTGCTCATCATTTATCCTTATATGGAAATATCTTATTCAATTTATCTTGTCTCTTGCTGCATCCGCAGTCTTTATCGCCAGTAATGATTTCATTGATACGTTCTGCTAACTTGTCCAAACGTGTTGCTGACGTAATCTTTGCAATGTCATCACCTAAACCTTTACTTTTCATTCTTTTCCTTTTTTATTGGTCCTCCGGATACCCAAGCATCGCAAGTTCTTTTAGAGGCGCACTTAAATTTAAGAAATCTGCAATAACCTAATTTTCCTGCATCGATAACATCATATGGGTCATTTGCTTCCTCACCTCCAATGCCTTTACTGATACAATCCAATGTTTTGTTTGTTATGTCAAATGCAGCACATGTGCCACAAATCATATTTTTTAATTCGTCTGCAGAATCAGTGTTCCACATATCCTGTTTCTTCTGCCAAAACTTTTCATTCTTTTGAGATGGATCAGCAGGACCATACCCATATTCATCAATTGCAGTCTGTCTGTTCTTCAAATTGAGTGCAATGTCTTGAGTTGGTGCAGGACATTTTGTTTTGGCTTCTAATGCTAAATATTTTAATTTCATTTCTTTGATTTCCTCCATGTGCCGCCAACACCTCCTTCTTTTCCTTTACCAAACCATTTACCTAAACCACTATCTGCATACACTTCATCTACTGAAGCTTCTAATGCTAATGAACTCATTACATTGCCTTGTTGCAAATCATTGAGTTTAGCTAAATGTCCTGAATTACGAAGTGTTTTGAATGCCAAGTTTTCAACTGAATATTCACCTGAAGCTTCAAGACCTGTTTGACGCATTCGTTTCAATCTCTTTTTAAGACTTTTGATCTTCATTTCAAGTTGCGGATCATCTGCTTGAAGATTGTCTATTTCAAACTTATAAGGATCAGCTTTACGATCTATTTCAACATCATCTACTGATACTTGTTCTGGGGATGGTTGTTTCAACCATTTATCACAACTCAAACAATATACACCAGTTGATGCATGAGGCTCATTTTCATCCTGTGCATACAATTCAATTGGCATACCTTTATATTGTAATGGATAAGTATTGTTCCAAATACTCTTTTTTGCCATCATGTATTCTCTGACAAATGGTATGCTGTCATTTACATCTTTATAATTGATAAGAACATGAAGATCAATATCAGAAGTATCAGTCCAATTATAATTTACATTGCTACCTGTAAGAATAACTCCTTTGATTGGAGCATCAATGCCCAAGAACTCATAAAAGTATTGGGCAATCTTAAGCAGTTTGAGACGAAGACTAGGTTTTAATTGGCCACCATCCCAAAGCTTTGGATTCAATTCATTCTGTGTTTGATATTCTCGTATCATTATTCTGTTAATTCTGCTGCCAATTCTAAAGCCTTTAAATCGCCTTCTGTATAATCTTCTTTTCCAGAAGCAATATCATTTGCTATCAAGCTTTGTATTTTTTGAATTTCTTGCAAATTATTTTTATATCGTTCATTTATTTCATCTATCTCATCTGCAGATAAAAAGCCAGGTATTTGATAAAACTTGTTTGCATACAACGAGAGTACCTGACCTTTTAATTTTTCAAACATAAGTTTTATTTTCGGATCTTCTACTTCTGCATCCTGTACGAATTGTATTTTTTCAAAATCATCGAGGATATAAGGTAGTTTCGTAAGTATTTTTGGCGCATTAATATTTTCACCAAGTTTTCCAAGTTTATCCCAAAAATTAGCATTTTTTGGAACTCGTTTACCAAGAAAAAAGCCACGTACATCTACACCGCGGAAAAAGTTTGTAATGTTTGCCATTTCTTTTTCCGCTTGTATACCAGCTCTAGATTTAAATACATCATTAAACTTTCGAAAATATGAACCAGCGTCAGGGCTGTTTGTAACATATTCTAAGAATCGTTTTCTAAATTTTGAATTAAACATCCTAGTATCGCCAAGAAGCCGTTTTATTTGATCTGATGACGCGTTTGGTATTGTATCGATAGCTCTTTGGGTTAAACGCGTGCCGCGCGACCCTGAGTATAATTTAGCAAGGTCTGGGTCTTTAATAAATGCTCCTTCTAAAAACTCTTTGATTTTTTTCTTTGTAGCTGGGTTATCAAAATCAACTTGTCGCAATAACTGCTGAAACGCTTCTGGGTTTCTTGCAACTCTAGTAACAATCTTATTGATAATATTTTTAGAAAGTACCTGATCTAAATTTTTTGTTCCAAATTTTACAAACGCGTCTATTGTCTTTCCACCAAATATTTTATTTAATTTTGATCGGCCCAATATTTTTCCATATTTTTTTACTGCTGCAAACACTGTTTCAGATCCAGCTTCAGCTGCTTTTGCAGCGCCGCCGCTAGCTGCAGCTAACATATCGTCATATGTTTTTCTGCCAGCTTTTAAGAAATTCTCAAATACTTTAGCGGCTTGATCTG